ATCTTACTAGCGCAGAATACTCTGGGGCAAGTGCTATTGCACCCAATGCTACAGGCTTCGACACGCCTAATGCGTCTGGCCCCTTTGCCAGCTTTGCCAACTACATCTACGTAGCCATTCGCAGAGGCCCGATGGCAGTGCCTACTGTTGGGACTAGTGTGTACAACGGAATTACAAGAACAGGAACTGGCGCGGCTACAAATATAACTGGAGCAGGATTCCCAATAGATTTGCTTATTCAACATGAACGAGCAACTTCAAATAATATTTGGACAACAGATAGGCTACGAGGGACATCATCCAATTTAGACACTCAATCTACTGCTGCAGAAAACACAAATACTTTTTTCCAGTTTGACAAACAAGATGGTTTTGGATTGGTTGGGGCGGCTGCAAATGTTAGTGGAAGAACTATGATTGATTGGGTTTTTCGTCGCGCGCCATCTGTATTTGATATTGTTTGCTATACGGGGACGGGGGTTGCTACAACTCAAGCGCATAATTTAGGCGTAGTACCTGAGTTGATGATTGTTAAAAGGCGAAGTGCGGCAGATGACTGGGCTGTTTATACAGCGGCAACTGGAAACGGAAACGTACTATTCCTTAACCTAACGGACGCAGTTGTTAACAGCGCAGGGATGTGGAATAGCACTACACCAACATCTTCTGTGTTTTCAATTGGTACGTCAAGCCGAACTAATTCCAACGCTGTAACCTATGTTGCTTATTTATTTGCCACAGCCGCAGGTGTTTCCAAAGTAGGAACCTACACAGGCAACGGTTCAACTCAAACAATTGACTGTGGATTTGGTGCGGGTGGCGTAAGATTTGTTTTGCTTAAACGCACAGATGTGGCTGGTGGTTGGTATGTTTACGACACAGCCCGTGGCATGACTGTATTGACAGACCCGTATTTGTTTTTAAATGACGCGGCGGTTGAAGTTGCAACCCTTGGTTCTGTAACTACAGTATCAACAGGCTTTGCGCTGAACTCAGCAATCTTGGCGGCAATCAACGTTAGTGCCGGAACCTACATTTTCCTTGCCATAGCTTAAGGACAAAACATGAGTCAGAAATACACCGGCGGTTTCATCACAAAGTCTCCAGTAGCGCCAACATCATCGGCGGCTTCTGGTATCTGGACGCTTGACCAACAACAGCAAGCCCAGCAAGCCGGTAATTGGCCTGCCCCACCTGTATTCATGGAAGATTTGTTCTCAACGTATTTGTACGACGGCACAGGTGCGGCACAAACAATTACTAACGGGATCAATTTATCTACCAATGGTGGGTTGGTTTGGATAAAAGCGCGAAACCCGGCGGGTACCCACCGTCTTTTTGATACGGCTCGAGGTGTTGGGGCAGCAATCGGTTCAAACAGCACAGGTGCTCAGTTTACTGATACAACTATGTTGTCGGCGTTTAACACCACGGGTTTTAGCCTTGGGGTTGATTCATCGGGTGGTGTAAACGACTCAGGGTACACATTTGCTTCGTGGACATTCCGCAAGCAACCAAAGTTCTTTGATGTTGTGACATATACGGGGACGGGTGTTGCACGAACTGTGGCGCACAGTCTTGGCTCAGTTCCGGGTTGCATGATTGTTAAAAAGACCAGTGCGGCGGCTGATTGGCAGGTTTATCACCAATCTACTGCTGGAGGCATGGGGCCAAGTAAATATATGGTTTTAAACTCTACAGCGGCTGAATCAAGCGGAAGCGATAGATGGAATAATACTGCACCTACCAGCACGGTATTTACTGTAGGCAGTGCGCCAGAAACCAATGATTCGGGGGCAACATACGTTGCCTACCTATTCGCGCATAATGCCGGAGGCTTCCCTGTTTCTGGCGGTGGCTCAACCAATGGTATTTCGTGTGGGTCTTATACGGGTAACGGTTCTGCAACAGGGCCTGAAGTTACTATTGGATACGAGCCACAATGGTTATTGATTAAACAATCATCGTCAAGTGGTAACTCTTGGAGTTTGTATGACACCATGAGGGGGTTTTCTGTTGCTGGCCCTAGTGGTCATTTAAGACCTAACGACACAGCCGCAGAGGACACAACAACTGTGGATATGCGCCCTACGGCAACAGGATTCCAACCAATTAACTCATCGGGCCGCGTTAATGGAAGTGGCTCAACCTACATCTACATAGCCATCCGCCGTGGCCCAATGAAGACCCCAACTGTGGGGACAAGCGTGTTTAACCCGTTGACTAGGACGGGCACAAACGCCGCCGCTACTGTAACAACTGGAAATTTGCCAGACTGGGTTTGGCTTAAAAAGACAACTGGTGCTGGTAGTAACAGCAACAACTACAGCAGGCTTACTGGGCCAAACAGAAATCTTTACTTTGATTTAACTTTGCAAGAAATTGATCAAGGTGCTGGTTACGGCGTAACTGCGTTTTTAAACACAGCCTTTACGCTTGGGCTAAGTGCAAACGGTGAAAACGACAGTGGCACTACTATCGTGAATTATGGTTTTAGCCGCGCCCCCGGCTTTTTTGATGAGGTTTGCTATACAGGGACAGGTTCTGCGCAAAATGTTGCACACAATTTGGGAGTCATTCCCGGTTTTATTGTTTGTAAAAGAAGAAATGGCACAGCCAACTGGTGCGCTCTTGCTGGAAAATCAAACGGAACATACGAGTCTTTGTATTTAAATGGAACAGGCGCAACGCTATATACCGCACCAAGTGCGGCAGTGGCGGGACTAACCGCCACAACTTTTGACCCACAAGCAGTGTTTCCAAGCGAAGTCAATGGCTCTGGTGAAACTTATGTAGCTTACCTGTTTGCTACAGCACCGGGTGTTTCTAAAGTAGGAAGCTACACAGGCACGGGTGCTCTTTTAACGGTTGATTGTGGCTTCACATCAGGTGCTAGGTTTGTACTTATCAAACGCTCTGATTCTACAGGTGACTGGTGGACATACGATTCTGCACGGGGGATTACAGCAGGCAATGACCCCTACTTATTCTTAAACACTGCATCCGCTGAAGTCACAGGAACCAATTATGTTGACACTGACACAACTGGATTTAAAGTAACCGCCGCCGCACCAGCAGGTTTAAACGCCAATGGCGGCACATATATCTTTCTCGCAATTGCTTAAAAGGAGCACATCATGGAAATTCGTTTACGTTCAACAGGTGAAGTTATGTATGAGGGTGAGTTCCGTACTCGCTTCGCTCAAAATTTGCCATCCAACCCTCTGACACAAGAGTGGCTTAACAGCTACATCAGCGACCCCGCTGGTGACATTGTGTTTGAAGGCCCACAGGCTTCAGGCGGTACGGTATATCAGTACAGCCAACGCTCTGGCGTAGAACAGCTTGACGGCAAGTGGTACACAAAGTACATCCTTGGCCCAGTGTTTACAGACCGCGCCGCATCAGAAGGCCAGCCTGCCCAGACAGCCGCTGAGCAGGAAACTGCATACAAGACAATGAAAGACGCAGAGCAAGCCAAGTCTGTACGTGCATCACGCACCCAACTGCTCAAGGACTGCGACTGGACACAGATTGCCGACAGCACTGCTGATAAGACAGCATGGGCTATCTACCGTACTGCCTTGCGTGACCTCCCAACTCAAGCAGGCTTTCCTTGGACAATGACTTGGCCTACTCAGCCCTAAAAAAAATGAACATATCTTTACCAGTTGAATTAGCAAACCAAGTTCTTGGTTACCTTGGCACGCGCCCCTACCAAGAGGTGTTTCATTTGATTCAAGCCATTCAAGAGGCGGCAAAGCCTCAAGAAGAGCCGAAAGACGAATGAGATGGCTGATGTGGAAGAACTTGCTACGGAAACGGATAAGCGACTGAGCATTCACGAAGCAATCTGCGCCCAACGATACGAGGTCATTCAACAGCGTTTTGACGAAGGTTCAAAGCGCATGACGAAAATTGAGTACCTCTTGTATGGGGTAATTGTCTGTGTCCTGTTCGGCCCCGGCGTCGCTGGCGAACTCATTAAAAAAGTCTTGGGGTTGTGAGAGACTGGGCTGTGGCATTCATTGCGGCGGCTCTCATAATTGCCTTCATCATATTTGGCACTTTTATGATTGCATGGAGTTGGATGTGGTAAATGCGTTGGCTCATACTGTTACTGTTGTTGGGGCTAGTTGGAGCCGTAGCCAAGAGCGGATGCCATGTGCGCGAGTTCTATGGGATTGCTTACACAGTCCACGACCCAACCATACGGCACAAAGAAATGATGGCGTGGCTCGACAAGAATGCGCCCTACTGCAAGTCAACCGAATACATGGTGATCTGGAACAACCTAGCAGAGTGGGCGGGTACGGCAGACTCCACATGGTTGCGTAATAAAGTTGTTCATGGCTACAAGGACGCACTTGAACGGGAAAAGAAATGACCAGAAAGCCGATACCCAGACCCAAGAAGCCATCGCCGGACACGAGAGACAAGCTGACGCTGTACGTCACGCTGATGGTAAGCACAACCCTGTGCATCTCTGTTTTGGCTATGGTCGTCAGCTTTATGCTTGGCCTTTGGGCCAAAGAGGTGGACAACGCAGAAATCTTCAAGATGATTTCACCCGCTTTTTCTACACTTATAGGCGGCATGATTGGGTTCCTGAGTGGTATCAAACTCATGCAGAATGATGAGAAATCTAAATGTAAGGAGTAAATATGTTTGAAGTATTTGGTGGCATATTGGGCGGTGCGCTAGGGGGTATCTTTCGCTTGGCCCCAGAGGTTCTCAAGTTCTTTGATAAGAAGAACGAACGGTCGCATGAGATGCTTATGTTTGCCCGTCAGTGTGAACTGGAGCAAATCAGAGGTCAGATGAAGCTGGCTGAGATTGGGGCACAACGCGAAGCCGCTATTGACGTAGGCGTAATGGATGCGTTTCAGTCTGCTATAGAACAACAAGCAACAATGGTCAAAGCCGCAGGTGGCTGGGCGGCTAGCTTGTCTGCATCAGTTCGCTCTATCGCTACGTACTGTATTCTTTTGGTCTGGTCATGCGTTCACTTTTGGTTT